CTCATCATTCCTCCGGCTCTGATGTTCGTTGCTAAGCGTCTCCTCGACACCGAGCTTCGTGTGGCAACTGCGGATAACGACATCAACGCTCTCAAGGCGATGGGTTCGATTCCGGAAGGCTATGCGGTCAACCACTTCTTGACCGACACGAACGCTTGGTTCTTGACGACGGATGTTCCGAATGGTCTGAAGCACTTTGTCCGTATCCCGTTGCAGAACGGAATGGATGGAGACTTCGACACCGGAAATGTCCGCTACAAGAGCCGCGAGCGTTATAGCTTCGGTTGGTCAGATCCGCTCGGCATGTTTGGTTCGCCGGGTTCGGCCTGATGAAACTGGATCGGGGGGCTTCGGCCCCCCTTTCCTTTTTTGATATTTAAGGTTATATAGTTGGTACCGGGATAATTTTTTAGCTCATCAGACAGACCCGGCTGACGACATGCAGACTGATGGGCGACTTGCATGTGAGGTATTAGCATGGCTCGTACTACTTTCTCTGGCCCAGTGAAGTCAGACAATGGCTTTGAGGGCAGCATTTCTGCCACGACTCTTGTGGCGGTTTCGGCAACGATCAACAATATTACGATCAGTAATGCCAACGCTGCTTCGGGTGCTGTCTCGGCTCAGTTGGGCTACATTCCGGTCCTCGTGGGTTCGACCACTGCATACATTGCGCTCTATCAAAGCGTCACCGTGTAATTAACCCAGTAGGGATTTGGTCCCTCTAACACGGAGAGCTAGATATGAGTATGTCATTTGATGTCTGGGCGGTTAATCCGGGTCAGTCGGACGATGAGTACTTCCGTGGCTCTGCAGCGATTGCAGCAGCCGGTACGCTTAACCTTTCCAATTCCACCATCGGCACTAACGGTTGGGGTTATCAACTATCGATAACTTCTGACGGCGCAGACAGCGCCACGGTATTCACCGTAACCGGCTTGGCAGTAGGGAATTTGGATGGGCAGCGTACGACGGAAGTGATCAACGGTCCTTCTGCAACGGTTACTTACTCCAGCACCTATTGGTCGAACGTTTATTCCGTTGTTGCCAGCACTGCTTCGGCAGGCGGCGTGAAGATTGGGTATGGCGGTAACCTCGCCCTGCCCCGCACCCGTATTAAGTCGGTGTATTACATTGGTGGAACTTCGGGGAACATTACGTTCACCTCGCAGAAATCCAATACGGTTGTGCTTCGCGTACCAACGCCTTCGGCTAACGTGGCGGGTATTTCGTTCGTGCCGCCGGATGGTATTTTGACCACTAAGAGCACTGTGAACGATTACTGTGTAGTCGTGGCGTCAGGCGTAGTGGACTCCACCATCTTCTGCGGATAACGGAGCTAAGACCATGCCGAAGTCCCCTGCATGGCAACGGAAGGAAGGTAAAAATCCTGCTGGCGGCTTGAATGCCAAAGGCAGGGCTTCCTATAACCGCGCCAATCCGGGTAAGCCGGGCCTTAAGCGTCCCCAACCTGAAGGCGGTTCCCGCCGTGATTCGTTCTGTGCCCGAATGAAAGGCATGAAGAAGAAACTCACGAGCAAGAAGACCGCGAACGACCCCAATAGTCGCATCAATAAAAGCCTTCGGGCTTGGAAATGTTGAGGTAGTTATGGCTGAGAAATGGATTCAAAAAGCTATCAAAAAGCCCGGTGCTTTGCGTAGCAGTTTGGGTGTGAAAAAAGGGCAAAAGATTCCGGCGAAGAAGCTCGCTGCGGCAGCTAAGAAACCGGGCAAAATGGGTCAACGTGCAAGACTTGCACAAACTTTACGAGGTATGAAGAAATGATGGACCGTAATATGAGAGGCCGTGGTATGAAATTTGGCGGCAACGTTAAAAGGTATGCTAATGGCGGAGGAATACAACCCCCGAAGCCCCCGAAGTCTTCTCAACCCCCGAGGCCGAAGTATGGAATTAACCCTCCTCCCTTGCCGCCTAAAAAAGAAAAGAAACCACCGAAGAAACCGGATCCAAAGAATATTCAGCCGCCGAAAGTAAAGCCGGAACCCCCGAAGCAGAAGTACAAGCCTATGCCAATAGCGCCGCCTAAAAAAGGTGGGCCAGTAGCGCCGCCTAAAAAAGGTGGGCCAGTAGCGCCGCCGAAGTATGGAATTAACCCTCCTACGCCGCCTAAAAAAGGTGGGCCAGTAGCGCCGCCAGTAAGGCCGGAACCCCCGAGGCCGAAGTATAAGCCTATGCCGGTGAAGCCTCCTCAAGCGGCTACGCAGGGTCCCGCGAAAGGTCGCGGCGTCTTGGGCGGCTTGGGCGATATGCTAAAAAAGCCTACTCCGCCGCCTCGTGATCCTCGCTTTTTAGTTGGGCAACAAGTTGCGCGACAAGCTCGTGGTGGGATGGGTAGACCCATGCCGCGTAGTACTATGAGATCCGGTGGTAAAGTCCACAAGTACGCTGAAGGTGGTTCGATCTACCGTAAGGGTGCTGATGGTATTGCCACCAAGGGCAAGACTCGTGGTATGACTGTTCGTATGCGTAAAGGCGGGATGTGCTAATGAAGAAACGACGATATTTTTCAGGAGGTGGCGTTCCCACCACTGGGGGCATGTATGACACGGCTCCTGTTCAATATCCGTTTCCTTCGGACGGGGGCGGGTTGGGTCCGCCTCCGTCTTCTAACAGCGCCAACACCACTGTTAACGTGAATGGTCAGGAAGTGGTTTCTGAAGCTGATGACAACCCATTTGGGCCGTCTGAAGAATCAGGGCCTTTGAACCTGCGTAAAGGTGGACGGGTCAAATCAAAGTCTCATTCCAAGTCTCATTCCAAGTCCAAACCTAAGTCCAAAAGCTCCCGTGGTGACGGGATTGCTCAACGTGGGCGCACTCGCGGAAGGATGCTCTGATGAATCCAAAAAAGGAGAAGGAAAAGGAAGATAAAGACGAATCGTCGCAGTATGACGATTTGATTCCTCGCTCCATGCTTCCGGAAAAATCCGTTATCCCCGGATGGCGTCAATTCGGCTACGGTGTTGAGGATGAAGACACTGAGTATGCCAAAGCGGAGCGTAAGAAAAAGCAGAAGAAAAAGGAGCCAAAGAAGATGGCTTCTGGCGGATATGTCCGTGCTGCTGATGGCTGCGCTGTAAAAGGTAAGACCAAAGGACGCATGGTCTGATGATGCCGTCCCGTGGAATGGGTGACATGAATCCTAAAAAGATTCCCCGTGCCAGACGGCGCGGAGATAGCAAGCCTGTCATTGGGACAGGCAAGCCGATTAAGACCTATTCCAAAGGTGGTGAGAGCAAGGTGAACGAGGCGGGTAACTACACCAAGCCCGGTATGCGTAAAAAGTTGTTTGAGTCAATCAAGGCTTCAGGCACACACGGTACCAAGCCGGGGCAATGGTCGGCTCGCAAAGCACAGCTTTTGGCAAAGAAGTACCGTGAGAAGGGCGGTGGGTATAAGTCGTGAGAGATCCACAACGATCTTTAAAGGCTTGGGGTCAGCAGAAATGGAGAACCAAAAGTGGTAAGCCATCTAGTAAAACGGGTGAAAGATATCTACCTGAAGCTGCTATTAAAGCTCTCAGTTCTGCTGAGTATGCCCGAACCACCGCCGCCAAGCGAAAAGGTAAAAAGGCGGGCAAGCAGTTCGTCAAGCAGCCGAAAGGTATCAGCCAAAAAACCCGTGCGTATCGTCAAGCGGGGAAGTAAGAAGTAATGGCGTACAACACCACAGCCACGACTGATTTTAACCTCGACCTGAATAACATCGTCGAGGAAGCCTTTGAGCGTTGCGGGGCTGAGCTTAGGACGGGGTATGAGCTAAAGACTGCCAAGCGTAGTCTGAACTTGCTCCTCATGGACTGGGCGAATCGTGGCATTAACTTGTGGATGTTAGAAACAGGAACGCAGGTATTAACTGCGGGTACAGGGACGTACGATCTTCCTGCCGATACGGTAGATTTACTTGATCATGTGATCCGTACAGGCACGGGGCAGAATCAGATTGATATCAACATCAGTCGTATTTCCTCCAGTACTTACGTTGCGATACCAAACAAAAACGCGACCGGTAGGCCCATTCAGATTTGGATTGATCGGCGTACGGGGGCGACTGATTCCGTGGGTGCCGTGGTCTATCCCCAGTTTACGGTTTGGCCTGTGCCAGATTCGAGTACCACGTACACCCTTTTTTATACCCGCCTACGTCGGATGTTCGATGTAGGTAATGGCACGAGCGGGCAGGACATTCCGTTCCGCTTTCTCCCTTGTATGGTGGCAGGGCTTGCATACTACTTGTCGATGAAGATTCCCGGTGCTGAAACCCGGACTCAGATTTTAAAGGCGCAGTACGACGAGGCTTGGGATATCGCCGCTGGTGAGGATCGTGAGAAGGCTCCGGTTCGCTTCGTCC